CGCGCTCGAGGCGCGCGCCGTCGATCGATCACGTGGTCCCGGTGCACGCGGGCGGCGATGAGTTCCCGCCGCTCGATGAGCTCCGGCTCGTGCACTACGGATGCAACGCGCGTCGAGGTAACCGCACGCGCGCGCGTGCTCGTGCGGCGGGTGTGCCCGTCGTCCGTCCTGCGGTCGAGCTCGTCGATGAGCTCGAGGTACCCCGGGGGGTGGCCTATGACGTCGCGCCGTCGTCGCCGCGTACCCGGTCTCGTCGTCCGTCGTTGTCGGGGCAAACATCGTTGCTCGGCGAGCTCGAGCTCGACGATCTTCTCGCGCCGTCGCGATTTTTAAACGCGACGCTGACCCGGCGCCAGTCGGAAAGTCCCCCTCCCCCCGGAATCCCCCGGAACGGCGCGGATTTTGTCGAGCTCGTGGCGCCGCGGCTGGAAACGCCGCGGCCGTCCGACGTCGTTGGATCGTATGGCGCTGAGGCGGCCGGCTGGATTCGCGAGTATCTCGGCTCCGAGCTCCGGCCGTGGCAGCGCTACGCGCTCGAGCGCATCCTCGAGCGGCGCGCGGACGGCTCGTTGCGTTGGCGCCGCGTGATCGTCACCGTGTCGCGTCAGTCCGGTAAGAGCGTGCTCGCGCGCGGGATATGCGGGTGGCGGGTCGGCGCCGCGGACGTGTTCGCCGAGCCCCAGGAGGTTTTGCACGTCGCGAATATCCGATCGACCGCACGCCGGATTTGGCAGGACGCCGCGCGCTCGCTCGAGCGGACCGCCGGCGCGCGTATCCGTCACGCGAACGGCTCCGAGGCGCTCGAGCTCGCGGACGGGTCGGCGTGGCGCCTCGCCGCATCCAACCTGGACGGCGGCGTCGGCTCGAGCGTCTCGCTCGCCTTTGTGGATGAGGCGTGGCGGGTGTCGCGCGAAGTTGTCGACGGCTCGATCGCGCCGACGATGCTCGAGCGGCGCTCGCCGCAGATGATCCTCGTCTCGACCGCCGGCGACGGCGGCTCGACGCTCCTGCTCGAGGACCGCGAGGCGGCGATCGCCGAGCTCGACGAGCCTGACCGCGCGCGCATCCTCCTGCTCGAGTGGTCGGCGCCGCCTGACGCCGATCCGAACGAGCTCGACTCGTGGCGGCTCGCATCGCCGCATTGGACGCCGCAGCGGCGCGAGGCCTTGGCGCACGCGCACGCGACCACGCCGGAGACCGAATGGCGCCGGCAGTATCTCAACCAGTGGGTCCAGGCGGCCCGCTCCTGGGTCGCGCCGGCGCAATGGCAGGCGATCACCGACACGGCGCTCGAGCTCCCCGGCTCGCCGGCCGGCACGCTCGCGATCAATGACCGCGACGGCGCTCCGGGCGCGTGCGGCTACGTGCTCGCCGTCGACGCCGGCGAGCCCGCCGGCGTGCTCGTCACGGGGCGCGCGTTTGCGTCGCGCCGCGCGATGTGGCAGGCGCTCGACGAGCTCACCCGCTCCCGCCGCGGCCTGACCGTTCTGTACCCGGCCTCGTTCGCCGAGCACGTCGCGAAGTTGCGCGGCGTCGACGTGGTGAAGGTCGGCACGGCCGAGCAGCGCGCCGGCTACGGCCCGACGCTCGCCGCGATCGCGGACGGCCGGCTCACCCATGACGGCGACGGCGAGCTCACCCGGCAGATCTTGACGGCGACGCCGATCACGATCCCTGATCAGGGTACGACGCTGAGCGCGAAGCGCTCACCCGGCCCGATCTATCTCGCGCGCGCCGCGGTTTGGGCGATCGGCTACGAGCTCCGGCCTGACCGGCGCCGTAAGCCGATGATCGTGGGCGGCTAGTTACTTCTGAGTATGGCGCCGCCGGCGTCGGCGGCCGGACAATCGGCGGCGTGAGGATCACGCCGAACGTAAGCGCCGGCCTCGTCGCGCTCGTGCTCTCGTTTGCGGTCGGCGTCTCGCTCGTCGCGATCTCGGTTTCGGCCGCGGTCACCGAGGCGCGGCGCGCGTCGAGCGTGAGCGAGCAGGCGGCGACGCTGCTCTCGACCGCGCTCGGCGCCGCGATCGGCGCCGTCGCGACCTACATCGGCTCGACGATCAGACATGACGGCGGCGATGACGAGCTCGAGGACGGCGGCGAGTGAAGCTGCGCCGCAGAGACGTCGAGGCGGCGCCGGCCACCACCACCCGCCGGCGTCCGCTTCGGCCGCCTGTTTACCCGAGCGGCACGTCGCTCGAGATCGTCGAGAGCGCCTGGATCGCGACCGGCGTCACCCGCGAGACCGCGCTCACGATCCCGGCCGTGTCGGCCTGCCGCAACCTTGTCGTCGGCACCGTGACCCAGCTCGGCGTCATTCGCGCGCGCGGCAGCGAGCGGCTCCCGCTCGACTGGCTGCTATCGAAACCGGACCCCTCGACGACGTGGCCGGCGACGATCGCCGGCACCGTCGATGATCTCATCTTCTCCGGCGTCGCCTACTGGCTCGTGCTCGAGCGCGACTCGGAGGGGCTCGCGCGGCGCGCGCGCTGGACGCCGGCCGCCGACGTCATGCCGAACACGCGATCGACCGGCGGCCACTACGCCGAGCTCGTCGATTACACCGTCGCCGGCGTCGATGGCCGTGTCGCCGTCGAGGACCTCATCCGGTTTGATTCGCCGTTGCCGAGCGTGCTCGACGTCGGCGGCCTGACGCTCTCGGCGGCGCTCGAGCTCGAGGCGGCCGCGCGCCGGCTCGCCTCGGTCGAGATACCGGCCGGCACGCTCACCAACGAGGCGCAGGAGATAAGCCCCGATGAGGCGGCCGCGTTGATCGCGACGTTCCAGGCGCAGCGGCGGGAGAACGGCGTCGCGTTTCTGCAGGGGATGAGCTACTCCCGCGAGAACCTTTCGCCGGCCGATCTACAGTTGATCGAGGCGCGCGCGAACGTCGCGACCGACGTCGCGCGGCTCTTCAACGTGCCCGTCTCGATGATCGGCGCATCCCCGAGCGGCAACGCGAGCGCGCTCCTGTACGCCAACCTCTCGCAACAGCTAGCCGTCTTGGTCTCGAGCGCGGTCGCGCCGTACCTGATTTGCGTCGAGGCGACGCTCTCCGACGTCATTCCGCGCGGCCAGACGATGGCGTTTGACGTGCAGACGTTCCTCCGTTCCGATCCGGTCGCGGCCGCCGATTACGCGATCAATCTCAAGGCGGCCGGCATCGTCACCGTCGACGAGTCGCGCGGATTCCTCGGCATCCCGCCGGCCGCGCTCGCCGATCCCACCGTCACCCCCGGAAAGGTGTAGCCATGAGGCTCGAGTTTCAGATGGATGTGCTCGCCGCCGACACGATCGGCCGCACGATCGAAGGCGTGATTGCTCCATACGGCGAGGCCGCGGTCCCGTTCGGCTCCGGCGGCCGCAAGGTCTCGTTTTCGCGCGGCTCGATTCAACAGGCGCGGGCCCGGACGCCGCTGCTCGTCGACCACGATCGCAAGCAGCCGATCGGCGTGCTCGCCTCGCTCGTCGACACGCCCGAGGGCGCCTACGCGCGGTTCAAGGTCGACGACACGCCGGCCGGCGACGTCGCGCTCACCCAGGCGGCGAGCGGCTCGCGCGGCGCGTTCTCGATCGGCGCCGAGCTCGAGAACTACGTCGAGGGCTCCGCCGGCGAGCTCACCGTGAGCGCCGCGGCCGTCGTCGAAGTGTCCCTACTCGCGATCGGCGCCTACGCCGGCGCGGCCGTCGCGCGCGTCGCGGCGACCGCGACCGAGCCCGAGAACGGCGGCGACGACGAGCTCGAGGACGAGAGCGAGGACGAGAGCGAGGACGACGAGACCGCCGAGGACGGCGAGCTCGAGCAGGAAACCACCGAAACCGAAACGACGGAGGGCGAGCAAATGACCACCGAATCCGAGCGCGCGGCGCCGATGATCCTGGCGTCACGCCAACCCGCGCCGCGCGAGATGAGCGCCGGCGAGTTCGTCGCGTTGACGATCCGCGCGCAGCATGGCGAGGCCGACGCGCGACGGATGATCGAGGCGGCGCTGACCGAGACGATCTCGACCGACGTGACCGGCCTGCTCCCGCCGACCTACGAGCGGACCGTGATCGGCGGCGCCGAGAACCCCCGACCGCTGTACGAGACGTTCCGCTCCCGGCCGATCCCCGGCGTCGGTCTGCTCGTGAGTAAACCGAAGTGGACAACGCCGCCGAACGGCGCCTGGGCGGCGACCGTCGACGCCGACGCAACCACGTCGAAAGTTGTTGTCGGCTCGCAAACCGCCGACGTGATCCGGTGGGACTGGGCCGGCGCGATCTCCTGGGTCGTTGTCCAGCGCTCCGACCCGGCAATCGTCGACGAGATCTACGCGGAAGCGATTCAGGACTGGTACCTCGACGTCGAGGCGAAGATCTACGGCGAGCTCGGCGCCGCCTCGGCCGGCGTCGCGACCAAGCTCGGCGAGGCGATCGCGGAGTTTTACGTCGCGAGCGGCAAGCAGCGGACGCCGGACGTGATCATCATGGCGCCCGATGTGTGGGGCAAGTTCGCCGATACCGGCGCGTTGAGCGTCCCGCTCGCGCAAGGCGCCGTCGGCGTGTTCTCGACGACGTTCGCCGGTATCCCCGCGATCGTGTCGGGCACGCTCGCCGCCGGCGAGACGATCCTCGCGACCAGGCGCGCCGTCGACGCGCGCGTGACCGAGCCGGTCCGGCTGACCGCCAACGCGATCGGCGCGTTGAACGTCGAGCTCGCCGTCGTCGGCGAGGGGCTCTTCGACACGGACTATCCCGCCGAGCTCTTGAAGTTCGCCGCGATCGTCCCGCAAATCGCCGAGGCGGCCTCGTCGTCGAAGCGGTCGAGCGGCTAGGCCGTTGGCCGATTGGCTGACACCGGAGGAAGTCGCCGCCTACCTCGACATTCCGGGGGCGCCCGACGACAACCTCACGCTCTCGACGGCGGCCGTTAAGGCCGCCGTCGAGCGGCGCCGGTCCGACCTCTTCGACACGGCGACGCCGCCGGTATTCGTTCCCGGCGACGACGTGCACACGGGCGCGATCATTTGGGCCGCGCTCGTCTATCAGACTCGCAATGCGCCGTCCGGTTTCGCCGGCTACGGCGACGAAACGCAGATCTACGACACGCTCGGCGCGCGCCGCGCCGAGGTTATGCGAATGATCGGTTGGCGCCGTCCGGTGGTCGCGTGAGCGTCGTCGTGAGCTCGCCGGCGATCCGTGCACGCGACGCGCTCGTGACGCTGCTCGCCGACGCCGGTATCGCCGCCGACCGCGACGCCGGCGCGTTCTACCCGCAACCGATCGGCGTGCTCGTCGGCCTGCCGGCGCTGACCGGCCGCACGCTCGCCGGCATGACGTTCGAGCTCCCGGTTCTCGTCGTGAGCGGCGACCCGCTCAACAAACCGCTTGCCGAGGACCGGCTGTATGCGCTCGCCGATGACGTCGCGGTCGCCGTCCGCACCGATCACTACGCGCCGAGCTCGTGGCGTGGGTCCGTCAACGCTGAGCCGTTGCCGGCGCTCGAGCTACTCGTCACTCTCACGATCACGTTGGAGGCCTAGAACTATGTCGACCACGTTTGCAGACTCACGGCTCGGACCCGGCACGCTCCTACTCGGCCCGACCCCCGGGCCGCCGACCAACGAGTTCGGACAACAGATCACCAACGTCGTCCTGACGCCGAGCGTCGACTCCACCGATGGGACGCCGACACTCGCGAATCCGACCCCGCTCCCCGAGCAGAAAGAGACGTGGGCGCTCGAGGGCTCCGCGATTCAGGACTTCGAGCTCGTCGCCGGATTCGTCAACTACTGCTTTGACCACGCCGGCGAGACAATGGCGTTTGAATGGACGCCGAACACCGCCAACGGCGACAAGTGGACCGGCACGTGTCTCGTAACCTCGATCCCGATCGGCGGCGACGCCGGCGTCCAGATCACCGCCGATTTCTCGTTCGCCGTCGACGGCAAACCCACCCGCACCGAGGGAACGCTGCTCGCCGCGACCGCGAGTAAGGCGGCCGCTAAATGATCCGGTTTGCCGGCACCGTCACCTTTAAGGACGGCGGATCGGTCGACTACGAAATCGGCACGCGCGGGATGCTCGCGTGGGAACGCTACGCGCGCCGCAACGGGATCGGTGGCGACCCGCGCGAGAACGCCGCCGCCTGGACGATGCTGTACGTGATCGCGCACTACGCGATCACCGGCGACGAGAGCGGCTTCGATGCCTGGGTCGAGACCGTCGAGAATCTTGACCCGGCGACCGATTCGGGCGAGGCCGTCCCTCCTACGCTCACGGTAGCGCCGGCCGGATGATCGCCTCGCTCGCGGTCGCGTTGCGTTGCTCGCCGCGCGAGCTCGTCGAGCTCGACGACGCCGAGCTCGCAACCCTCGTCGACGTGCTCGCGGAAACGAGCGGCAATGGCCGGTCTCGCCGTTGAAGTCGAGGGGCTCATGGAAACGCTCAAGGCCTTCCAGGGGCTCGAGCGCGACCTCCGCAAAGAGGCTAACGCCGAGCTCCGCACGGCGGCGCGCGAGTGCGCGACCGCGCTCATCCTCGAGCTCAAGTCCGCGGCCGCCGGCTCCGGCGTGCCCGTCGCTTCGCGTGTCGCCGGCTCGGCGCGCGTCGTCTCCGATCGGTTGCCTACCGTCTCGATCGGCGGCTCGCGCCGCGTGGGGGCTCGCGGCGCGCCGGCCGCCGTGCTCGTTTGGGGCAGCGAGCACGGACCCAGGGGCGAGCCGAATCACTTTGGCGTCGCGCCGTCCGGCCGCGGCTACTGGATCGCGCCGACCGTCGAGCGGTTCGGCCAGTCGACGGCGCTCGAGATGTTTAAACGCGCCGTGGTCGAGACGATGAGGCGCTACCGGCTGATCTAGTGGCGGGCCCGGGAAACATCCTGATCCGGGTTGGCGCCGAGACCGCCGACGCGATCCGAGGCCTCGCCGGCGTCGACACCGCGCTCGGCTCGACGATGACCACGAGCGAGAAGATGAGCGCCGGCATTAAGAAAGCGGCGATCCCGGCCGCGGCCGCGCTCGCCGCGGTCGGCTACGCCGCGATCGACGCCGGCAAGGCCGCGGCCGAGGACGCGAGCGAAAAGGAAAAGCTGATCGGCGTGATCGAGCGCGCGACCGGCGCGTCCAAGGACCAGGCCGCGGCGATGGATGATTGGATCGGCAAGGTCGAGCTCGCGACCGGCGTCACCGATACCCAGCTTCGCTCGGCCTACGAAAAGCTCGTGGTCGCGACCGGCGACACGGCTAAGGCGCAGGACCTCTTGAATCAGTCGCTCGACATCTCCGCGCAATCGGGCAAGGACATCGAGACGGTCGCCGGCGCCGTCGCCAAAGGCTATGAGGGTCAGACGATGATGCTCTCGCGGCTGATCCCGGGGCTCGACGAGGGCGCCCGCAAGTCAAAGGATTTCACCGTGATCATGGGCGAGCTCGCGCAGGTGACCGGCGGCGCCGCCGCCGAGGCGGCGAACACCGCATCGGGGCAAATGGCGCGGTTCAACGTCGCGACGCAAGAGGCGAAAGAGTCGATCGGCGCCGCGCTCATCCCGGTAATCGAGGCGCTTCTCCCGCTTCTGATTTCCGTCGCCAACTTCGCCAACCAAAACGCCAAGGCGGTCGACGCGCTCGCGGCCGTGATCGCCGTGCTCGCCGCCGGTATCCTCGCCGCGAACGTCGCGATCAAAGCGTATGAGGCGCTGCAGATCGCGATTAAGGTCGCGACCGTCGCCTGGACGGCGGCGCAATGGCTACTCAACGCCGCGCTGACCGCCAACCCGATCGGCGTCGTCGTCGTCGCGCTCGGCGCGCTCGTCGCCGCGATCGTGCTCGCCTACACCAAGTCCGAGACGTTCCGCAACATCGTCGATGCGGCGTTCGCCGCGATCAAGTCCGCGATCACCGCCGTCGAGGCCGCTTTCCGCTCGCTGCTTTCCGCGGCAAGCGCGGCGTTCGACTGGATCGTCGCGCATTGGCAGCTGAGCCTCTTCGCGTTCGGCCCGATCGGCGCCGCCGTCTATGTGATCGTCACCAACTTCGACAAGCTGAAAGACGCGGCCGACGCCGCCGCCGGCGCCGCGGTCGGCGCATTGAACGCGATTAAGGGGGCGATCGACGCCGTGATCAACGCGGTCGAGTCGCTCATCTCCGCGCTCGGCCGGATTCACGTTCCGCATATCTCGCTACCGGATATCAACCCGTTTAGCGCGCCGGCGGCCGTGTTTCAGTCCGGCCTCGGCCGCGGCGCCGGCGGCCGTGTCGGCGCGATCGCGCCGAGCTCGAGCCCGATCACCGTCAACGTGTTCGGCGCGATCGACCCGGAAGGGACCGCGCGCGCGATCCTCCGCACACTGAGCGCGCACAATCGCCGGCTCGGGTTGGCGCCGTGAGTCTGTGGCCGGATTCGATCGTGCTCGACGGACGCGCGATCGCGCTCGCCGAGGTACTCGCCGACGTCACGATCCACCACGGCCGCGAAGAGGTAACCGACGATCCGACCGCGAGCACGTGTCAGATCACGATGCTCGGCGTCGACCGCGCGTTTACCTCGACGTTTCAGATCGGCGTCGACCTCGCCGTCACCGCCAAGGACGACGCCGGCGTGAGCTCACCGCGGTTTACTGGTCGGATCACCGACGCCGGCCTCGACGACGACGTGGTGACCGTGATCGCGGCCGGCAAGCTCTCGACGCTCGGCAGCTACGTCGTCGGCACGAGCGGCGTCTGGCCGGTCGAGGCGTGGTCGGCGCGGCTGACCCGCGCGTTCACCGAGGCCGGCCTCTCGAGCCTGCTCGAGCTCCAGGCCGATCCGACCTTCGATCCGCAGCTTGCCGCGCGCGACTCGTCGACGGCCGGCTCGACGACGCTCGCGGATTACCTCGCGTTCCTCGCGCCGATGGTCGGCGCCGCCGTCGTCGACCGCCCCGACGGCCGTATCCTCGTCCAGGCGCTCGGCGCCCGCTCGCTCGCCAACCAGTACGTGATCGATCCGGCCGTCGTCCAGTACGCGCCGCAATGGCAGCAGGTTCTCCCGGCCGGCAACGTGCTCACCGTCCGCTACACCGGCGACCAGTCCGAACACGTGATCATGCGCGACGATGCGAGCGTCGCGCTGTACGGCGAGCGCCGCCGCACGATCGATACCAACTTCGTCAACGCCGCCGATGCCTCGACCCGGGCGACGGTCGCGCTCGGCCGCGGCGCCTATTCACACTGGAACATGCGCGAGGCGCCGATCCTTGCCGGCCTGCCGCTCACGGTCGGCGAGCCGGT